CCGCTTTCTCTACAGCGCTGGCGCCACTGCTTTTGGGTGCCATCCCAGCGCAAGTTGGTACCTTCCGATTCACCGCGAACGTCTGCTGCCGCGGCGGTCCTTTGGCGCTTGGCGACCTGATTGGGATCCCATTGGCCATACGCCATAATAGCTGCCAGATCTTCGGCGCTCTGACCGTCGCCTACCGGAAGTCCCGATGGGGGGATAAGGCTCCTCACGCGGCTGGACTCCGGATCGCTAGCCGCGGTGCTATCAGAATCTTCCCCATGATCATGAGAATGGCGGAGGCTTCCATAGGCTCCTGGCGCGGGATCCGCCGGGACTTCGGCGCCCGTGCGGGTTTCGTCGTCGGGATCCCCATAAGACATGACCTCGCGATATATTTCAGGATTATCAGTGGGGCCAAAGCTAGTGGGGGCGTCACGATTCCAGCCGCTATGCTCCGGAATATCATACCAGTCATCGCCCCATCCTGTGTAATACATGCGCCTGATCGCATCTTCTTCGTCCAAGCTTCGTCCATGCATGTGAGAACGAATTATATTGGGAACAACCGTTGGTGTTTCGGGTATTTGCCATGGATAGTCTTGAGCCGGTTGGGTGCCCGCAATATACATGGACATGGGACGCTCGCCATTATCCATTACAATGCTGGCATCGGAGGCATATCGGGGAACATCTGGGCCATACTGCTCCATAATGGTGGACATCCGCATCATTCTACATTTCTCATGAGCAATTCTATATTCTCCGTAATTTTTAGAAGATGGATCGGTTTCCATCTGCCATTCGATAACTTTAACTGGCCAACGGCTTTCGTGATAATCGGTTACTGCCCATTCTTCCCATTCATCAGGCGACCATTCCGCATATACCTGTGTCATTGTGTAGTGATGGCCAGCATCATCGATACGTGTCTTGTCCAAAGGCTCACTGCGAGAATCCAGTATTATTCGTGTGGGGGGCTTTTCAATCCCAATTACTCCCCAGCGCCATGAATAATCTTCAGTGATGGGCGTTCCCCACCGCCAACGTTTCTTCTCTCGTTGTTTGCGGCCAGTGCTAGAAGAGCCGGCGCTCCCTTGACAATAGGCAGGTTTAGTGCCTGTGGGATCTTGCGCGGTGGGTATGTTTTTGATCACCTTCGAAGTACTGCTGGCTCCATCAGCTGTTTTGGTGACGGACGGTTTTGGTTTTTCTGCCGGCGGCTTGGGGCCCCCTGTCGATGGATCACCACTAGTCTTGGGCGTTGTTTTGGTTGGTACGGCTACCTTCGTGGAACCCCCCTGGCCAGAAGTTCCTTTTTCAGCGATGCCAGCTCCTCCCCCGCCCATTGTAGAATTTTCAAAATCACAACCATATACGCCAGGGGCGCCATTTGTTTCGGCATCCCACCCTATGAACATTTCATGGATTACATCAAACGTCATATTCACCTCTATCAGCTTAGGCACGATTCCCATGCCCTGCGTCTGACTGGGGGGAGTAATCCTGTGGGTTTCGGTAACGCCCGGGATTGGCCTCGATGTGCTTCCTGGGCCCGATTCAAAAACGCCTACCTCACCATTTTCCAAATTAAAGCTCACATTCATATTGCGCACAGCACACAGCACTCCTCGGCGCTTTGAATAATCCAAGCCGGCAGTCTGCCCAGGGGCACCTCCAAAAAAAGCTTGGTAAGGCGCCGTCCGCTTTCCGTCCGTAAGAAGATTCATCACTCGAATTCGCACCAGCGGATTTTGACTCAGCGTTATAACGTGATTCCGATCGGTTCGCGTGTAACTAGGATAAAGGAAACTACGCAACATATCAACGCGATACATATTTTCAAAACCCTCGCCCGTAGTGGAAGCTGGTATCTTAAAACTAAGCGTACAGGTTCGTTTGGTTTGTGAAAAAATCCCTATAGGATCAATTCTTCCGTAAACACTCTCCGTTTTCCACTCCGAGCTGAAAGATTCATTATAGTCCGTTATAAAAGCCTTAAAATCTACGCTTTTCTGTTCTCCTGCGCCATTTGCGGCTTCCATAACAAAAGTTATTTTCATACCCGCATTGGCATACGCATCGCCAGTGGGAACAAAAGCGCCGCGCCACGACTCACTCAAGCCTGCGGGGGTGAATCGTGTAGCTTTAAAATGACTTAGATTTTTCGTTGGAACTCCCATCAATGTCCTCCACAATAACTAGAAATACAAAAAAATATTCACGGCTCATCGGCCATAAGCTGGGGGTAATATTTATTTAGAAAGCCCCATCCCACTTCGCCGGCATGTACGTACCTGCCGGTCTCTGAGGTTCCTACCAATTCGCCATCTTCAAATTCAGAGCGAATGGCATGATAATATATCGGCACCTTGGCGTCCCAATCATTCAAAAGAGCTTGAATATCATCCGCATCCAAATCCAGAGAAAATTTGGCAGGGATATCGGCGCCGGCGTTAGGGCCGGCTGCGATCTTGCGGCCTCCAGAGGAGGCCCAGTTTTCTATGTGTGGTTCGAGGCCTACGCCTTGCGGTATATCTTCGCTAGGAATAGTAACCGCCATATGGAAGGAGGCAGCTGTTGGGAGTTCTGTCGCATATGACGGCGCGATGTAATCTAGTGGGATCCCTCTGCTTGAGGCAGCTGCTACAGGCTGTGGCTGCTCAGCGACGGCCTCACTAACTTTTTCCTTCTTGCTTCCTTTGTTAAACATATCGCCAAATGACCAGGACCTGTTTTCTGCCACCGAAGAATCTTCGCCACGGATCTTGCGAGAAGAGGTTTTCCAGCGGTTGCGCATGCTCCCATCGAGTCGAATAAGTTTTCTAGCTCCAGCGGCAGCTCTCTCGTCGGTGGAGGCCTGCACAGCAGACTCCTGGCCTTGGGACTTGGCAACCGCTGCCTGATAGGCACTAGGGGTGGCCGAGGCGGCGCGCTGGGCTTTAAGCGTTCGTGAATCGACCGCAGTAGAATTTTCCCAATCAAATCCATAAACACCGGGAGTAGAACGCCCCTTCAGGTGACCCAACATGTCATCATGAATTATAGTGAAATCTATCGACACCTCTATAAACTGAGGAATAATACCGCGGATTGGAAGGCCGTCTACCTGAGAACCAGCTTCAAAAACCGCATGATTTCCGAGATTAAAATTAGTATTTATATTTTTAATGATAGCCAGAGCGCCATGTTGAAGTTTGGCGCCCTGAGATGATTGAGCTAAGGTCCCAAACAGCTGGCTGTAAGTACGACTGGCGGTGCCATCTGTTAGCAGGTTTAACACTGAAATGCGCACAAGCGGGGCTTCTGCGATGCTAAGCGCATTCGTAGAATCCGCATACAAAGGATATACAAAACTCCGGAGCCTATCTAGCCGATATACGTTTTCAAAACCCTCACCCGTAGTAGATGCGGGCATCTTAAAGCCCAATGTTACACTGCGCGTTGTCTGCTTAAACATGTACAGCGGATCGAGGCGGCCGAGAACCGTTTCAGAAGCCCAATCGAGCGCAAAACTTTCATTATATGAGGTTATAAAAGCTTTAAAATTTATTAATTTTCCCGATGGCATGTGTTCGAATAATAGCTCCATGCCCTTGTTGGCATAAGCATCATCCGCAGCTGTATAAGCTTCACTATTAGTTCTCGGATTTTTATTGGTTTTAGTGCGCGGGGCGGGCACACCAAAGCGCCTTGCGTTAAATTTCAAAAGATCGTTTTGGTTTGCCATAAGTTGTTTTTACCTTGTACTGTTCTATCTACGGGCTAGTCTTCTCAACCTGCTCTTGAACTTTTATCTGACCGTACGTATCGGTAGCAATCGCAACAACCTTTTCCCGAAAAAGAGGATTGTTAAATGTCAGTTTGACCGTTCCAAGCGAAGTATTGGGTGGAAGCGTGTTACCGCCGCCGGCCGCAGGGGGTGCGCCGGAACCCACAGAGCCTCCGCTGCGCACAAGTATTTCGGCGGCCTTAGCGGCCATTTCGGCGGCGCGCATAGTATCTGTCAGGGCGCGTATATTTTGAACAGGGGTGCCCATTAAAGCAGTGCTTGTCTTGTGGAGGACGTTTCCTAAAGTTTTGGATCCCGGCGTGTCTACCGTTAGGCCTTCATCTAGTTCGGTTAGCAACGTGTTCATGTTGACCAAATTATCCAAATCTAAAGAATTAATAGCTGTCGATATCTTGTTTAGCGGGTCAATAAGTTTCTGTAAGTTGCGGGCCGCGAGGCCGGTGTCTATATGGGAAAGATTATTCACAAAAGATCCAAAAGCTTTCGTATTTTCCTCCGACATTACTTCAAATAAGTCCGCAAAACTCGATATCAAATATCCCAAACTAGCGACCACCACCCCGATGGCGAGGCCGGCTATACCCATGGCTACGCCAAAGGATCCTACTCCAATAGAGGCGGTGCCCATCATCGCTCCCTGGGCAGTCGCCGCTTTCCCTTCCGCCACCATGGCGGCAACTAGCGCGGGACTTTTGGCGATTCTAGCAATATTAAGTCGATTCTGCCATGCGATCAGAAGATTCATGCCTTTGAAAAGTCCCGAAAGAGTGATAAGAATCGCGGGCACTTTCCACATCCACTCAAGTACAGTCTCCCAATTTTCCGCAAGCCATTCGAGACCCTTGGCGAGCGTGACAACCGTATTTCGAACACGCTCTATCAATTCATCATTATCTCGAAGATTATCCATCCATTCGTGCGCTTTGTCCATCAAGTCTTCTAAAATTGGCGCCAGATCTGCCAAAAATGCGTTAAACTTCTCTTGCAGGCTCATTGTGGCTTCAGCCTGTCGGGCTAGCTCCTCATAATCGGCGGCACTTTTCTGAGTTGCGCCGGACATCATATCCATGTTACCCGACATCATTAAGGCCAAGTCCCCCACATCACTGAGCCCCATTGCGTTAGTAAAAAATTGTTTCTGATAGTACGACATATCATCAAACTCTAAGCCAGTGTTCGAAATAGCATCACGTAGCTGCTCAAAACGCTGAACTGGATCAGTGGTCATCATCATATCCATAGCATTTACAAAGTTGCCGCCCATAGCCGCATTTAATTGGCCGGCCATGGTGGCGGCGTCTTCAAAGGTATCAAACTTATTCGTAATCTGGAGAACCTTTTCCATCTCCATTCCTGTAATTTTGGAGACGCGGGCTAATTCTTTAAAGGCTTGGGGGCCGTCGCGACCTAGCTTAGCCAAGGAGCCTCCCATTCTAGCATAATCAGCAGCTAACTGCTTGGGGGGAATTCCTAACGCTTTGGAAGTTTCAAGAAGCTCTCTTGCTGTTTCTTCGGCCCCCATCATGCTCTGGCCAAACATTTTCATAGAGTTTTGAACTCCCTTGGCAAAATCGTCTGCTTGGATGCCCACCCTTTCCAAATAAGCGCCCGTTTCTGCGAGTCGGCGGCCGGCAGCTTCAGTCTCTATTGAGAAGTCTGAGACATTGGCAATTAAACTTTCATATTGGGCGCCCAGGTTTTCCATTGTGATGCCGTATTTTCTCGCAACGTCAAATGTCTGTATCATTCCTTTGTTATACTTCTCGCCCATACCAGTAGCTCGTTGAAAGGCATGAGTCACATTATCAATTGCGAAGAAGACATCTATAACAGAGCGTTTAAGCATGCCAAATGCCTTGTTTAAAAGGCCCATAATCGGCCCTATAGCTAACGATGCGAAGAGGCCCGCTACTGTGCCTGGGCCGGCCTTCATTGCCTCCCAGCCTTCCCGCAGTCCATCTGCCATTTTATGAATTGGCCCAAGAGTATTTTTAATGCGCTCTTGAACGCGGCCCATCGCGGCTTCTTGTTTATCGAGGGTTTCTAGCTTCTTTTCCTCTTTAGCGAGAGCCTTTGCGAGTTCCGCGCTGTTAGCGGCTCCTAGTTTAATGGCTTTTTGGTAGTAAGCTATTGTTTTCTGGTGAAGATCTCTTCGAGCCTGACGCTTAAGATTATTTTCAGATATGCTATTTCCCAGCTTTTGAATATTCTCCAAATAACGCTGGGAAGCTGCTACTGCTGCCTCGTCATGAGTTGTAGATTCTCTCAGGGCCTTAGATCTTTCATCCAAAAGATCAACAATTTCTTGCTCTAGATCTGAACGTGTCCTAAGCGCATTAACCTGATTCTCGGTTAAAGAGTCAATCTTCTTTAATAGCTCTTCTCGATCTTTAAGCGCGGCATTGAGCTGCTGAGCTAATTGTAATTCTAGTGCTTTTTGTTCTGTATCTTTTGCCATTCAAGGAGCGCTCCATGACGATGATGTAGCTGTACAAGTAAATAGTTTTATATAAAAAAACTAAACGCCAGTGATGTCACTGGCGCTGCATAAAGGCGGGGGGCGGCGGCTGATTCTGCGCCGTCAGCTCTTGAGTGTTTCCGGATCCGGCGCCCGAAGTGGCTCCATCTACTGCTTCTTTTTCTCTCTTAAGTTGCGTAATTAAGCGATCAACAAACCACATTCGCAAACCTACAGGAAGATTATACGCTTCGCTAAATGACCAGCCTCCATGATATTTTAAAAAGAAGAACTGCTCATACACTCCTTTCATATATTCATCGTTTAGGCCAAAAAAAGTCCGACGTAAGCGGAACCTCCAAATCGGTTTCATATCCGCATTCGTTACACGAATAATAATGTGTAAGATCTATATTAGGGGTGGCCAATGTATATGCCGTACGGAGATGCTGGGCATCCAAAGAAGGCACATTGTTAACAAAGAAATTAATAGCCTGGGGAGAGTCATCTCCATTAATGGCCAATGTGATCATTCGCAATTGTCTAGTTATGGTGTTCTCTTCGCGATTTTTCTTACGAGCATTATCAATTTGCGACATCAGCGCTTTCTCGTCTTGGCCCGACAAAAGGCGAAATACTACTTCAAACTTAGTTTTAGGAAGCACCACCGAAAATACTCCAACTCCTACTTCTTGAACTCCTAATTCTTCACTAACATCTCCTGGGGTAAGGCCCATATCAAACAAATCGAAGGAATGCTCTTCTGACGCCGCACACTGAGGGCACGTAATTTGAGTGGTATAATCGTTTCCATATCCTGAAATGCGGGCCGCAACCATGATGGCATTTCGGTCCCCAACCAATAATGAGGCCGCGTCTATGCGCTTATCGACAATAAGACTTTGAAACACTCTATCGAGCGCCACTCCCTTTTTAAGAAGCGCTCTCGACGTAAGCATGTCCTCTTCCTTGGCAGTCATCTGTTTGATTTCAATGGTAGTCTCGTTATGAAGCGGATGCTGCTCATGATAAAACCTTCCCTGGGAAGGCAGCTCTACAAATTCAGTGGGAACGACAAATGAAAACGGCTCGTTTTCACCGTGTAGCGCCTGGGGCGCCGGATCTGCCGCTTGGACCTGATGGTTACCCAAGCGATCTTTATTTCTTGACAATTTACACCTCTAGGTTTATATTATTATAGCACCACTATCTGCTATTGTTAAAATATTTATCTCACGAAAGATTAAAAGCTGACTGCGCGCCTACGGCCGAATTGAGCGCCGATTTACCACCATTGCCGCTAGTATCTAGAGAGGCCCAGTCATACTTGAGAGTAAGATCGAGCTGGACTAATTCATCGGAGCCATACTCCAGATCTCCAAACTTTGCTTCCGTAATGAACGCGTTCCAGAGCGTCCAAGTCTCAATAACCTCGCCTTGTCCATTAAATTGCTGAATGGTTATCTGTCCAAGGGCGCCCACAGCTTGCCCTTTAGAGATAGTGGCGAGGCCGGCGGTCGTTGTGCCCCCGGGAATAACATATCCAGACTGTTCTAAAATCTGAGCAACTGTCACAGTCATATCTGGATTCACCGGGTCGACCAAGCTAAGGGTAACATCCTGCCACGTGACGGAACCCGGATAATAAAAGGTGTGATTCAAATATTTGTGCTCCGTAGCGCTCAGACTAAAAGCAGGCTTAGAGCATGTTTTAGCATACCACAATACGCCCCCGTTTCCATCACCATCATCAATATTATTGAAATGTACAGTAAATCTAAATTTTCTTTTTGGGTCAGCCTGAGTGCTGTCCATGGCTTGGGTCCAAAATGCCATAATGTGTTACTCCTATATATTTTTAATTAGTAGTTAGATGATTTTAATCATCAAAAGATGCGCCTGTAGACGAAATCACAAAATCAATCGCGATATACTCGATGGCGCGCGCGGGCTTCACCATAATCTTAGCATATAGAATATTCTGATCGATAAGGTCTGGTGTAGTGGTCGACGAGTCAAGAATCAGGCGGAAATCGGTAATACCAAACTGAATTTGAACATTGGACAAGAAGGGCTCGATGAGGCCTTTGAACCTTAGCCATGTTGCTTCCACATTTTGCTCAAATAACACCTGCGTAGACAAGATGGAAATCTGCTTCTTCAAGTAAATCACCAGTCTTCTCACGTTAATCCTGTCAAGTGCCGATTGGCGCTCTTGAAGTGTCTTTTGACCAAACACCACAATGCCACTAGAAGGGAACGAGGCGATTGGATTAATTCTATTCTCATAAAGTGTGTCTCTGTTCTTCGACGTTAGTCTTTCGGTGATGTTGACCACTGGAATTCCAGCAGCTCCATCTGTCAGTCCTCCGCGATTAAAACCAGCGGGAGCGAACCAAACATCAGTAGAAGCCTGAGATGTTCCTAAGACCCCCAACATCGCTACAGAGGGCGGGATCCAGACTAGCTGACCGGTTGCTTCGTCGCGAGTCTGAACCCATGGATAAAATGTACAACCATAGCTAGAGTCAATTCTTCTATCGCGCAGCGAATTGGCAGCTGTAGTAGGAGTTGTGCCTATACGAGATGCTTTGCTAGCGTAATATTTCTCATGAGGAGGAATATATACATCTGGCAAATCAATTATAGCCAAAGAGTCTGCTCTCTCTTCACATACGTTAATCATATGCGTTGTAAGAGATTTGTTAGTCAGACCGGGAGTGATCATGAGATTCATATTGATGAACTCTGGGTCAGATACTGTATCGATAGCTCTCTTGAGAGTATTATAGGGATAGCTATTCTCTTGGCTCGTCGTTGTGGCCTTAATTCCTTCATTATAGAAGGGATCTGGCTTCTTAATGTCTAACGCATCGAAGCCACCCCAGAAGGGGGCTGTAAACTTGTTAATATCTGTATCCAGAAGAGTTCTATAGCTATTTCCTCCGACAGAGGTATAACTGACGCCCAACTTACGAGATCCTGAGATATAAGCGTATCCTCCGTCGCTGGAGAAGTACTGAATATCATCCATTGTGAAGATGTAAGAATAAGAATCTACTCCGGAAATATTAGACCCAACGGGATCCGTGTTAAGATTAGTAAGCCATAGGCGATGAGCGTCTGCCAGACTAGCGTCGGGGCGCGTACTAGTTTGTGAACGAGTACTAGAGAAGCCGAAATAAGCGTCTGTCTGTTGCGAGAAACCTCCATCAGAAGCCGAGAGCCGTAAGCGATCACGCGGGAAGACTAGAGTGCCTGTCAGCAGAGCGAGGGTGCCACTGCTGCGACTGGTCAAGCGAACGCCACCAGAAAGATAGTTTGTTTGAGAACCGCCGAGCGCTCCACTTAAGTCGTTGGCGCGCGTTCCAACGGCGCCTTCGGTGCCAATATAAACATAGGCGTTCTTAACGGCGGGTTGAGCGAAGTCACCGAATCGGGCCCAAGAGCCAGTTAAGCCAACCCAGTTGCTAATAGTGCTAAACCGTGGAGGGCCGTAATATCCAAATGGAAGGAGGGCTGGATCGGTGGCGCCTGCTTCAACGTCAGTATTCATATCCACATAAACAAACTTAGATTTATTGGGATATTCTCCATACACGCGCAATTCTCGATCTGGCTCTTGCCATGCCGTATACATATCGCCGATTCGTCGTGCGATAAAATCCGGAGAGGCAGGATCTAGCGTGAGATTATCAAAGCGCTCCATAACTTGAATATTGTTATCCGTATCTTTAAGATAGCGAAGAATAACAGAGAACGTTCCGTAATCACTCACGGTGGTAGTAGAAGCTCGAATATTAGCAATCGAAACCTTAACATTGCGGTTCAGCCATGCTCCATGGCCGCGGCCCTTAAGGCGAAAGAGCTTTTGTATACTGGTGGGCTGATAATCTGTTGGGGCACCGGTATCCTGTCCGATGAACCATCCTGCGACAGCCTCATTATAGTTAATGCCATTCATCTTATAGGGCTGGTTATCTCCCGACCCCGAGCCAAGCGGAAGTATCACAGCCTGCGTCTCTGCGGCCGAAAGATCGGCGCCGCCGCCAGTTAAGCTATCTGTTACTCCTTCTCGCAATTCTTGCTCAAACGTTTCGCCAAGCCAATAAAGTTTCTTGGAATGGGCGGGATAAAAATCAGTTGCTCCAGCATTTCCCAATTGAGGGTTAGTATTAAACTTCTTACGAATAAAGTTCTCAGAACTATCATCGAAGTTAAATCGAATTGTTTCTTTAGTTCCGTTAGAGCCCGTTATCAATACAGTATAGAGCCCAGTGCTATCGGAACCAATAACCATTCCAACGCCTGCTTCATTCTGAGAGCGGGCCGCGGCGGCTGTAGATCTTCCACTTCCGCCACCACGAAGAGTACCACTCAAGAAAACGGAGGCCGATGTGTCAACATACCAAATAGCGGCAAGCTTTCCATTCCCCATAGCACTGTTAGATCCTGAAGCGAAAACAAACATGCCATAGGCGCCACCATTTTGACTAATTTGTGTAGTAGCTGGGTCTTTGAGTGTTCTCCAGCCGGCGAATCCGTCTGAAGTAGCATTTGTATTCTGAGTACCTAAAAGTCGCACATATGTAACCGGGGCCACGTTAGAAGCTAAAAAAGCTTTAGCAGCATATGTTCCGTACATGGGCGACTGGAAATTTCCGTCGCGATATACATCACCGCCTCCATTACCGGGGACAGTTCCCCCAAACACATCTACGAACTCCGAATAAGATTCAACTACGGTCGGCTGCATGGCAAGACCGCGGGCTGCGCGGCCGATGATGACGGGACCTATGGTGTCCGCCGACTTAGGAATAAAAGAGTTGTCTATTTCGTTAATAAACACCCCAGGAGATACAAATTTAAAGCTACTCACCGACATTATATTGTTCCTCTTTTGAAAAATGACTTAATTGATGTCTCAATCATAGTTTAAATAGTATTTTTAATCTCCAAAAGCTTCACGAATCCTAATAAAAGCGCTTTTTCACTTCAGGAACTAGTCTTCCCAAAAACTAAGATTGCCAGTAGGCACTGTAGATTCCTGGGGGAATTGATATTCCACGACATTTTCATCTATTCGTACTAGGGGGCGATCATCATTTGCGCCCTCTCCTATAAGGTGGCCCAAGACGCGAATGGTTATTTCGGTCTGAAACATTCTCATTTCTTCTGCCAAGTTACTCACGTTATTGTTGTGGGCAAAATTCTGGTCAATAAAGCCTTCGTAAAGGTGGCCATTCCGCCTCATTATGAACGCGTTTATTTGGCCGGTGCGAGTAAGAAAGGGAGCCACCAGATCATTCATTTGAGTTTGATATTCAGTCTTAAGCATAATCTTATAATCGATATTGACGTATACCGGGATAGGAACAGACAATGACTTGATAACCACTTTTTGATTAACGCGCGGATAATATTTCTGCTTGCTTTTCTTTAAAACACTTCGTGTTCCCGTGGCGATCGCAAAATTTTGAGTTTTTTGAGGCACTATCTTTTGCGCTATGACCAAGCGGCCGGATCGTCCATTCTTCTTAGTGGAATATATATGTGCCTGAAACCCTCCCTTGCGCGTAGGGTCCTTGGTGACAGCAGTTCTTTCTACGCTAACCAAAGGAAGCTTAAGTGCGCCAGCATCGTCTCTCAAATCTTTATCGTGCTTAATCTGATACGCGCGTTCGGGAGCCTGCCACAGCACCGGAGTTTCCTTAAAACCCTCATTGGTTATAGCCGATAATTCTAAATCTTTTATCCAGGCGACCATGGTGGCATCAATATCCTCCAAAGTAGAACTAAGCATTCCAATTTCACTAAGGGAATAGTTAGCACTTCCACTCGGCAAAAGTGCCCAATCAAAATTATCAGGTAGCATCGAATAACCCCTTTCTTGCTCGTTTACATGTGGCTGAAATCTCGAAGCTGTGATCAACTTGCCCAAACAGCTTGCGTGGCTCTGATAGCTTTACTATCTCGTAGAAAAAATCTCCGTACAATACAAAATCTCCTTCTCGCACATATAAATTTTGATCTTCCACAAGCCGGCGCCGATGAAAATGAACAGCAATCTCCCACGATTTATCGATCCCGGCATTTTCCATATAAGACGTAGAATATTCAGTGAACTCTATAAGAGCATAAATACGCACGGGAGGTAAATAAGTTTTCTCAATCGCCTCTCCATAAAGCTCATTAAAATTGGTGGTCTCAAGATCAATAGGATAATAGAGAATCTGTTGTCCAATAACTTTTTCAATTAATTCGTCATTGACCTGTTTTACTAAATCTCGCTCTTTCTTGCCAAGAAATAACGGTGGCGGGGGCGCTTTCGGTCTTTTCCATTCATCAGACATCTATTAATTACCCTACAAAAATAGGCAACGGTGTTACCTTAAGCACATTGCTGGCAGCATCGGTTAACTCCTGGTCCTGTTTGGCAAGCGCTGGATATTCTGTTTCCTTTAACATTTCTACAAGCTTTTCTTTCAATTCGGTTTGCTCTTCCTTGGCTTGGCTTAAAAGATCGGCATAGTTTAAAGTCACGCTTTCTCCCGGAATAGGAACCGTTGTAAATTTACCACGAACTTGGCCTAACATTTCTTTACAAAGCGCTAAAGCATATTTTCGGATCCACTGCTTGCCCATTGAATTTATATTTTGATAGGGAAGGTTCGTAAACGGTACGGTATTCAGGTTATTGACCCCTTGGATTCCGGTATCGTAGGATCCTGTCTGATACGGCTCTAAATCTACATAAAACTTCACCCACATTCTATCGTTAAAATCATCAAACCCGTAAGCGCTAGGGGTAGGGAAGAGTCTCAACTTGTTGTCAATTATCTCGTATGAATAGTGGGACGTGCGCGTAAAAATAGAATCTTCATACATAATAGCCTGCATCTTATTCTGCCATGTGGGAATAATCTCAAAAGTGGAATCATCGGCAAACTGACCATACGTAGACATGTTTCCGACCACTCCAATGCCCCCATAATAGCCAAAGAAGCGCCACATGGCCCGAGGGGAGACATAAAAAACTTTGGTGATAAGAACGCGCTTATTGCCGACTTTGCCCGAATAAGGCACGGGATCTCCCGCATCATCAGTGCCGCTATCTGATGCTGCTTTGATGATTTTTTGAATATCATAGTCTTGCTGACCGGCGACGGTCTTAAACGAGGCCGAATATTGAGGGATAGTGCCCCCCATGCCTCCTGCGGCGGCGGCGCCATCGCCTACTCGGCGTGAATAGCCCAATGAAAACCGAGGATATTGAAGACTCGCGCTCACGGGGCCCGAAGTACGATCGCCTTTGTGGTTAAACGTTCCTGTTTGCGATCCTAAAATCGAAGAAAGGACATTCTTTCCCTGGTGAAGGTTCACAATATATGAATATTCTAAAACCGCCTCTTCGTATGCCGCATACACATTTCCGGGAGTCAGTTCGATATCAACGACATCACCACCAAGCTTCTTATAAACGTAGTTAACCTGAAGCGATGCGCCGCTCAAAAACGGAATCGACGCATTATATACGCCAAATGGGCACGCTTGCGCCACTTGGGCGGCTGAACCTGTAGAAGTTAATACAATTGCGCTAGTTTGCGATCTTGGATTTAAATTGGTCGGCATTAAATAAATCTCCCTCATTATAAGTAGTAATGCGGGAAACAAAACCCCTACACAACTATAGGGCCTTAGTTAAAACAAAGCTTATTTATGCGGTAGCCGATGTAGTTTTCTTTTTTGTTGTTCTTTTTCTCGGCGTAGTAGACTTTGTAGTTGTCTTTTTGCGAGGTGTTACTGTTTTCTTTGCTTTAGTTGTGGTTGTTTTCTTTACAGTCGGTGTGACTGTTTTTGTCTCAACCTTTTCTTGTGTCAAAGTTGGCACCGCAACTACAATTTCCGGGGGCGACAGTGTTTCTGTAGCACTCACGCTTTCAGTTGAAGAAGTGTCTGTGGGCTCATCTTCTGTGTTTTGATGTGCTGCCATCTTCATTCTCGGGTGCGCCGAATGTTTTGCGTTAAACTTTTTGGTTGTAAGTATTCTTCTTTTCTTGCCCATAAAAAACTCCTGTTTTATGTAGTAAATAGTCTAAAAAAGCGAAAATCTCAAAAATTTGCCGGGGAAAAAATTGGGCAGATCGCCATTTTTGTTTAAAATAGGCCCAATAGATTTGGCACTTGAGGTTCCGACAAAACTTTTTTTATTTCGATAAGCTGCTTTGCTATCTCCTCCAGGAGTTCGCTATTGGCGCGCACCAAGTCTTCGATCTCTTCCATTCTCTCTTCGTTATAATCTATGCGTTTTAATAGTTCAGTATTTTCTTCAGAAGACATACCATAAATAGTGAGCAATTTTCTTTTTAATTAAAAAACCCCCAACCCAAAAGGGAAGGGGGCTAGGTAAAAACCTATTTAATCTTCAAATTAGCTAGCAACCTCAACAGCCGAAACAGCTCCGACACTAGACACCTCAAAGCCAATCCAAGTTGTAGCAGAAGTACAAATCATAACTGAATACGAGTTAGCTGGTAATGCCGATTCGGCGCCGGCTCCGGAGCCGCCATTGATCGCAATCGATGCGGGCGCGCTTGTGCGTAATTCGCAACCATTAGCGCCAACAAAGACATTAATAATGTTACCAACAACTGGTGCCGGCAAGTTTACCCAGTGAGCCGCATTCCCAGATGTAACTGTGACGTGCGAAGCGCCTGCTGGAATGTCTGTTCCTGCGGCGGCAGCGGTCACTGCTGTCGAAACAGCCTGAAATCCTCTACCTCTAAAGACTGCTGTTCCACATGTCAATTCTCTCTTTAATCCCTGAATCAGTGCTTGGGTTCTAGCCAAGCCTACTCTTTTTGTTCCCATTTTATAATCCTCCGTTTGTAATCATATCATAAAATAATAC